CAATCGCTTTCCTTTAACACTCTTTTGAATGTTGGTGGGCGACCTTTACCTTCATATAGGGCTTTTTCTTTTTTACCTAATTTTTTCTTTAAATTATAAATTAAAGATTTTTTACCAATGTACCTTTTTCCAGTTGGAGTGTGAGTTGTTTGATAGATGAAACCAAATGCACCTTCTGGGAGGTCAGCGATTTCGTTGATGAGTTTGTTTTGATAGTACCATTGCATAGTGGTAATGTACGAAGGCTATTTTAGGTATCCCAGCGAAGTATGAAAGTAGTGTCTGTTTCGTCACTACAACGAACAGGTTGTCCTAATTTACCCACAACTAATAATTCATTATCTTCATTATATAAACCTACTGTTGTGACATAAGGTTTAAAAAGTGAACCTGTTGCGAAATTTGCTAATTCTTGTGATTGATTTGATCTGATTTTTCTTGCTGAAATATTACATGTATCATTAAATTCATGTTCATCGATAGTGCATTGATATTCGTTTTCCCATATCATGTGTGAACCCTGGAATTTAAGGTTTTGGATGGTTCCCGCTCCAGTGGATCCTGAGGTTATTGTTGTGTATTTAGGGTGAGTTATAGAAACCATTCCACTTGAATAAAATATATTACCTACGTAAGGTGAACCGTTTATACTATTGTAATGGTTTAGGACCTGAGTATCTGATAATGCTTCATCAAATATATTTATTTGGCTTAATGACCCACTTAGATAATTTGATTTGCCTCCTTTATTACCAATATAAACATTAGCTTTATTTTGTGTTTGTGATATAGAATTATCTGAGCCACTTATCCCACTCCCAACACCATTTATGAAGATTTCCATATCAGAAGAAGAAACCCTACAAGTAATATGTTGCATCGACCCTGTTGTGAAAGAAGAACTTATAGTTGTAATTATATTCCCATCAGATCTTCCAAAAAATACCTCTTCACCTGTTGCATATACCTCAAAAGGGTATTGGGGTTCAGAAGGTGCATCTATTGCTTGTGAAGAACCTGTTGTGGTTGTAGTATATATTTCTGCTCCTTGGATGGGTGAAGGTACTGTTGTGTTAGTTGTTGATTTTGAAAGAAGGTAAGTTGTTTCATTTGCTGAATGTGATACTTCTGCGTGTAGAGATAATGTAAAATCATCTCCTGGGTTAAAGTGGTATTTCTCATTGTTACCTATTCTTACTTCAGAGGAGTTTCCATTAAAGTCTATTTGTGAGACCCTTGGGCCATCTACTTCTTTTAAAGATAAGTTGGAAATATTTATACTATCTCCATTATTAAAAACCCCAACTCCTATGTCTATTCCACCAGTACCATCTGATGTAAATTCATGTGTATAAGTTCCTACTGAAGTTAAAGAATTATCAAGCACAAAGGTTTGTGAATCACTATAATTGTATAAAGTAAGATAATTTGAAGTGGAGATATAAGTTACATCAAGTGTTAATACGTATTTTACGCCTGCAGTTAATGTTAATGCTTGTAATAAATTACCACCACCAAATCCTCCTCCTGAATTGTAGCAAAGGAATGAACCGGGGATTATTACAGCATTTCCATCTCCACTATCATTTGTAGTCCAACCAGACGAACCATTAGTAAAATCCCCATTAATTATTAATTCAGGTGATATTGCTTTTTCCGAAAAGTTTACATCAGTGTATTTTATGATATTAAAGTAATAACTGTCATCGAACTCATCCCCTTTACCTGGTGTGGAATATGATGAAATAGTATTTACTCTTTTTTCTCCTCTTTTATCAAAAACCCCTTCAACCATGTTGTTGTAGGTATTCAAATCATATCTTTCAAAACCTTTAATAGGACCAATATTTAAAACGTTAGCCCTAATATCAGTCATATAATCATCTAAATTAGTACCACTAACTATTAAGTTTCCTTTAGAATCGTCTACTATTTTGTAAATACTACTTGATAGATAAAAAGTACCTGGGTATATTTGATAACCATATAAACCCGCTGGTATAGATAGGATATTTGCTTGTTTATATAGTTCTCTTTTTTGCCCCAAATAATCCACATCTCCAAACCTATTAGATAAATCTCTTTTGAAATTTCTATAATAAAGATGATCTAATTGTTTGTACTTAAGAAAATTTATAGAATCAGTAGAGGCACTACTGTAAATATCTATAGATTCAGATGTCCATTGAGTATTGAAGTGGGAAACTTGATTAGAAGCTGCTGATCCGGATGTAAACTCATATTGTTTATGGGCATTAAATGGTATTACCGCTATATCTTGGGCTGTAAGTTTTTTGTATACTGACATTCAAGTGACATTTTAGTAGTCTAATTTAACTCTTATAAGTGCTTCTTTTGTAAAGTCTTTAGCTACGGGTTGGCTTAATTTTGCAACAGCTACTAAATCCCCACTATCATTATATAAACCTACTGTTGTAATGTATGTTTTAGGGTTATCAATCATAGATGTATAGTTTAGATTTCCATAAGTGTCTACGAATGAGGGATTAGTAGTGTAGTTAAATTCGTTGTTTCTACACCTTGTAAAATAAAATTGTGAGCTTACTTTTTCTTCACTGTCTAATATAAACGAAGCCGCCCCCTTAATATTATCATATAATTTTTGAGTTCCATCAGGTGTAACATTAGCAGTTACAGTTGGTGATATTTCAGTGAATTCTTTTATTGCTTGGGCATTTAATACCATACAACCAGCATCTGGATAAAAGAACCCATAAGATCCACTTCCTACTATTTGTGTTAAATTAGAACCTGACATAATACCATTAGATCCTGATACTATATTAAACTGTCTACCCATATTTGTTGTTACAGCTGAGCCTGTTTTTGTAACTGAATCATCTGTTAGATGGAGTATTCCTTTTCCTGATCCTGAGATATGTAAATTTAATGTTCCTGGTTTGAGGTTGTGTTTAAATCTTGATCTGTTTATATTGATTACATAAATATCATCTGGTGTATAATCATTGAATTGGAAATATGAATTTTCATCTCCGTATATTAATTGTCTATACTGATCATAGACACATTTAGTAGCACTATTACCATATGAGCCTGCGTCGTTTGTGAAGTCTAAAGATCCAGATCCTAATTTATGACCATATCCTATTGCGTATTGTACTTCAGTAGAGGTGGATGAAGTTGCTTCATTATATATATTGATAAAAAAGGCACCTGAGCTTGTTGGTGTTGAAAAACTAGCTTGTGCCGATGATGTATGGGCTACTTGTAAATTGTTAGTGTTGTTAGACCATGTAGAGGTTACTACTTTTTGAGTATCATTTACTATGTCTGTTTTTGAGTATCTTATTAATCCCGCCATTTTATTTTTGTGTTATGCTAATGTTATTCCTGTTTCACCTGAGGTTGCTGTTGTTGCTATTATTTCTTTAGATATTTCTAAAGGGATAGTTGTTCTAGCTCCTGAATCTATTCCTTCAAGTGTTATAGTAGTTAATAATTTTGAGTTTGTTCCAAATAATGCTGTGCTATTAATAGCTGTTAAGCTAATACTGCCCCCTTGTACTGTTTCTGATACTGCTGTTGAGGTGAAAGGTCTTATTTTTCTTACATTTGATTTTTTATTACTACCTTTACCTGTTCCAAAGAATGCAGTTAGTAATCTTCTATCTGATATAGTAGCTAAATATCCTCCCGATTCTTTTGAGTTTGTAATGCCATTAAAGTTTAAGGTTGTAGGGTTTATAATAGTAGTTGCACCGATTGTAAGGGTTATTTTAGCAACATTAGCTGTTACTACTGGAAGTTTTGAAGTTCCTCTTGGTAATGTAATTAATTTATGAAGCATCATAAGATTTTCATCAGGAAGGGCTTCTATTAAAGGCATATTTTCAAGTGCCTCCCCTGAATATTGAGAACCATTTGGGTGGTTTTCATTAAATAAAGTATAATCCATTTCATCATCTGCTAATGCAAATTGTGTTATTTTAAAAGAACCATCATTTCTAGAAAGTAATTCGCGTCCTCTTTTTGTTAAAATTGCATCTACGGTAATGCTGCTGTTGTCTAAATATCCCATTTTGTTTGTGTTTTGTTATAAATATGAATCTTATCTCCCTCTTGGTGGAGATTTGATTGTTACTGTTTTTGTTATTAATCCTGCTTTTTCTAAGTAGTAATCTATGTTGTCTTTAATTCGTGTATCTGTTTGTTCTGGTATAATTACGAACCCTTTTTCACCAATGCCATCATATAATTCACTTTCTTTATCTATGTTGGAGATCAAAGTATGTGACCTGTCAAGCCAAGATAATTCATATGAATATGAACCAGAGTAAGAGCCTGTGGGAGTTAATTCCCCCTTGGTATATATATCTTTGGTAGCATAACTAACAGTGGAGGAGGCTCCAACATCCAAATTATAAGTATTAAAACTATCATGGGATGATGAAAATGTAGGGGTAAATCTTTTATCTACTCCTGAACCTTTTAAAGCTATAGAGGAGGGGTAAATATCCATAGTTGATGATCCTTTATTACTATGTATTGCTCTTTTATCTATTTCAAAAGTACTTATACTTCTTTCATCATTCATTCCAGGAGCAAAGTCATAAGAGCCCTCATGTAAAGTTAGATGCATTTCATAATTTTTATCTATATTAGCCCCCAAATGTTGGGTACCCGATATTATAAAATGGGATACCCCTTGCCATGTAGGTTTAGGACTATGGATAGGGTCTGTTTCCATAAAGGTTGTAGAAGATGATAGGGGGTAATATTCGTCTACATACTTGTTTCGAGTTATACTGGAAGAAATATAACTAGGACCGTACCCTTTAGTAGTATTTGATGTTGTTTTAGAAAGGAATATAAATTCCATTAATTTTGCCGATCCTGGTTCGCTTATAAAAAATAAATTATCCCCCGCCCCTCCATCACTTTGAGAGTAATAAGGGGTATATTTTAAAGTCCTCAACAACCATCCCTTATTCATCTTAACATGATAAGGTCCTTTCAAAGAATTTTGAACAGCAAAATCAAGTAATTTAATATTAAAGGACCCCCCTGTTGGTAAATCGGTTGTTATAAATCTGTGGAAGGGCTCGAATTCCTCTTGAGAATCATCTATGATAGTTACTTCATCAGTGTATGGGTCAATCAATAGTATTCTATTAATATCAACATATGAGTGGTTTTTTATATAAACGTATTGTTCGTCTTCCTCCTCTGCTCCAATTAAGGTATTACCTATATATAAAGCTGTGGTTTTATTTGTTATTACCGGGTTTAAGCCATAGGTGGTGTCTCCTGCTGTGTATTCGTTGATTTTTGCTGCTGTTAGTTTAGAACCTGCATATCTTGGGTTTTTCCACCCCTCTAAATCTAAGAGAGCATCATCAAACTCTACATCAAAACTTTGTGTTAGTGCCATATTTTAATAATCTAATTCTTTTCCTTTATCTAAACTCCTATAATAATTAGTAGATAATTTTCCTTTTGTTGCATTTCCCAATAAAGTATTTGAAGTATATTTTTTATATCCTTCGGGTTTTGTTGTCGTATAGGGTTGGATAGGTGCTTGTGTCGCCTCTTGTTGTTCATCTAAGATATAATCATCTATGTCTATTGTAACATTAGTTCCGATTTCTTTTTTAGGATTATTTTTTCCCCCAGAGAATTGGAATATTGATGGGTTTTGAATAGTTCCAGTGAGGACATAAACTTGGGCCACATGGGTATCTCCCTTAGGCCCCCCTGCGTTTTGAGTAAGGGTTAATATATTAACACCATCATTTACCGTTGATATATTTTGGTTTTGATAGGATATTGCTGAGCTTAATTGTTCCATTGAACCTGTAGGTCCTGATGGGAGATCACCTGACGCCGCATAAAAATAAACTACAGGGTGAGAGTTTAATGTTGTTACATTACCTGGGCCGGGGCTATTTTTATAATCTAATGAGCTTGTTATTTGATAATATACTATATCTCCATTTGTTGATTCAAATAATATAGATGGGTTATTTGTTTCTGTGGCTGGGGATGGTAGGGGATTAAATGTAGTTGAGAGTGTTGATTGTATTCTTTCATCTTTGGATAAATTATTCGTAGTAATAACAGCCGACCCATCCAAAGTAAATTGACGTTCAGGATCTATTTGGAAATCAAGAGTCGAATACGACCCTTGAGTCATTGTTTGACCATAATCTATTACTGGTACCTCTCTTGCAAATTTATTTCTTTCAAGATAATGAGGTTCAATTAAAAGACCCGTTTTAAGATTAGCCTTCATTGGTACCCATTGTTCAATTAATTTGAATAATGTGTGATCTATTTGTTGTATTAATTTAATATAGTCCCAGTAGTTGTATTTACGGTCTACTTTTTTAAAGTAAACGTCTCTTATATCTTTTAAATCACTATAGTTATCTGCTGTTTGGGTTGAAGGTAAAGGCGAACCAATATAATCATCTAACCTAAAGGCCCCCAAAGTATAAATTATATCTTCATTTATTTCAGTTGTTGGTGAAAAGAATACACCTAAGTCTTCAAAATCCTGAGGTTGTCTATCTAATGTAGAGTTTTCTGATTTTATGGTTGACGATAAAATATCGTCGTTAATGGTACCCGTGTCGATTCTTACTTTTTCACTTGTCATCGAAGCACCTACTGTGTCTGGTGATGGTAGATGATGTGTTTCTATTACTTCTTCCCAAATATATGTTGTGTTAGTTACACCTGCAGTAGATGATCTTGCTGTTATGTTTTCATTAGGTGTATGAGAATTAAAATTTTCTTGATCATTAGATCCTAATGGATATCTAGCTACTAAATTTTCATATGAAGAAGAAATTGTATTTCCTGCGTACATAAAAGGTTCAAGAGCTTGTTTTTTAAGTGTTGAATCTGATAATGTTTCCCCCCAATATGTTCTAAGTTCTTGAATTGCTCCTGTATAATGATAAGCTCCCGCAAATAAATAAGTTGATCCTTGTGAAGCATTTTTACCCCAACTGGTATTAAATGGGCTTCCTCCCCAACCTCCTCCTTTTATATGATGTATATTTTTTAAATGATTAGCTTGAAGAGCACCAAATTGTAATTCTATACCATTTCCTTTATCTTCCTGTAAGTATATATTCCAAAATTCACCATTATAAAGTGGAAAATATGGGGATACTTCTCTAGAAGCTCCGTTTTGTTTTACATTTAATCTTCCGTATAAAGTATTATCTCCTACTTCATGTACATCTATTCCTGAGGAAGATGCTTCTAAATGAAGTTGAAAACCACCTACATCTGTTATTGTATCTCCTAGACTTAAGGCTATAACATCATAATTTGTTGTTCTTTCTGGTTTTATTCTTAATGTTATTGCTTTATTTCTATCATCATTTGCACGAGCATGTGCTGCCCAATCAGCTCTTATTAAATATTCAGATGCGCCTGCTGAACCTGATAAGGCTAAGCTTCCTTTTTCATAACTGAATGTTTTATAAGTTGTTTTATCAGATGTAGACCCACCATACTCTTTTACATTTAAAAGTGTTGAAGGAACCCCATAACAACTCATAAGTGCTTTTAGTCCTCTTTCTGTTCCTTTTGTTTTTAAGAGGTAAGGTGCGTTATGGTATAATCTTTTCCAAATTGCTTTGGTAATATCTCCTTTAGGAATCGAACCTGCATTAGAAGCAGTTATATATGATTGGGAAACTGGTGTATCATAAAATACACTTCCTGTTGATCCTTCTCCTAAAATATATTCAATTAAGTTTGAATTTTCAAATTGATCGAAAGTATCTAAACCTAAACTTTTTAGTTGGTAATAAACTAAATCTTTTGAGATGCCCTTTGTGTGGTGGGAATCATTTATTTCTGTTAGGTGGTGGATATGGGTCCATATTTGATCAAAATGTTGACCCACCATATTACAAAAAGTTTTATAAAAGTCATTATCTGTATTGTCTGTTATGTGTTTAGGTGTAAGGTTTGATAAAGAATGGTCATTTTGTCTATCAAATATTGAAGCGGATAATAATTGTCCCCCATATAAAGGGAAAGTATCTCTATCATCTCCTAACCATGTTTTTGCTTCTGATGATGTTACAGAGTATAGGGTATAGGGTTTTGTGTTATTCGTTTTAGGCCAGGCATATGTCCCTGAGGTATAATATAAATATTGTTCATACCCATCAAGACCTACAATTAGTTTTGATCTTTTGGAATTTATACTTTCTTTGTTATTTAAGACAGAAACAGATTCAGATGTTGGTCCTGTTATGTTACCTATGTCTTTTATTTGGTCGTCATATAATTCTATTAATTTTAATTTATACTCGAAATTTCTTAACCTCTCAGTAGCACTACTAAAATGTACAAAATTTTCAAAGTGGGTTGGTATTTCTTCTGAGCTTTCTGATACAGGTCTTATATAATCATAAGATATTTCTGGTATTTCTCTATTTTCTAATTGAGATAGGAGGTTGTTGTAAGATGAAGTTAGACTATATTCTAGTATTTCATCATAGTTTTTAAAACCTGAGGGAACACTATTATTTAACCTAATATCTATTTTGAAATTAGGACCTTGTAAAGGTATACTTGTGTCTCTGATTTTTGGAGCCCCTAAATCAACATCTAATTGTATGGGGTGGGTTATTTCTTCTCTTATATTAAAAACACTTCCTTTTTTTATATTAGAAGGTAATGGGTTTGATAATTTTATTAATATTTCAGTTTTGTCTCCTAATTTATTTAAAGCTATATTAATTCCTACTAAGTGTATATCTTTTTTAAAACTTATTATAAATTCCTTAAAAAATACAGAAGTCCCCATTTCAGATATAAATCCTCCCACAGACCTATTTACTGAATTATTGGATTTATCGGGGGCTATTACTCTTATTTCACTCCTTGAGGGGGATATTTCTATTATTTTAAAAGGAGAAGATTCGGTATTATATATTTTATTACGATGTATATTTACAATTAATCTATATTTACCTGAAGTTAATCCCTCTTTATTAAGGATTCCTTGGGGGTCTAGGTTAATTTCTGATGATAATGAATCAGTGAGGTGGTGGGGGAAGGTGTATTCAGTAAAATTGTAGTTGGAAGATATTGGTGAATTTCCTTTTAAAGGATATATGTGGGTTTCTATAATATCTTCATCCCTACCAAATTTACGGTCTATAATTCTACTTTTCGCTAAGTTGTTATCTGTTTTATTCCCTGGGATTAGTTCTCTTTCGTGTTTTTTAGAAGTAAAGGAGTTTGTATTTTTTATCTTAGCCATTTTATATTATTGATCTATTATTGTATCTAAAATCCGGATTTTGGAATATTATATGATTTGAGGTCGTGGTTGAATCTGACCAATTTTTAATTTTTCCTCTAAAATTTGAGTTAACTGTATATGTTGTGCTTCGTTTAATTCTAATGCATCTAATGATGTTCTTATTTGGTAGAAGTCTTGTGTTTTTGTGAGTGCCTTATAATCATAATTGTTTAAGTCTTGTTCATTGTTTATTCTAGGACCCATAGGGATACCTGACATTGTTTCTGGTTCAATAGTCGTAACGCATTTCATTCTTGGTAGAGGTTCATGGTTCTCATCAATAAAACCTAATATTTTTCTTAAAGGGTCGGATACAGTCCATTGCATGTGTCTTCGTACCCCATCCTTCATTAAACATAGAGCCGACCCATTATATAACATTGTTCCATCAGGGAAGAAGGGATGTTCTTGATCTATCGTTTCTGCTAATTCTTCTTCTAGGTCTTCTATTCTTTCTATTAATGAATCTATTTGTTCATCTTTAGGATCTACATAATTTCGCACATATTCTGTGCTTCTTTCAATAAATGTTACGTGGGAATTATCTCCTTCTTTTTCCACATCAAAAAATAATTCATTATACATTTTAAAAAGTCTATCTACATTTATAGGGTCCCTAGATTTAGATAGTTCTGAAAAACTATTATCTATAGTTGCTTTGGTTTCTTTATCAGAATATATTTTTTTCTTTAATTTTATAAGTTTCATTATCTAATTACTTTAAAATTATATTCATTATCATATACTGTTGTTCCTTCGGTGTTTTTGTGTTTAAATAAAATACGGTAGTATCTTTCTGGTTGTAAGCCTTTCATATATAATTTAAAATACATACCCTCATTATCCGCGCTCATTTTTGTAAAATCATCATCAAAAGGTATTACCTCTTCTTCTGTGTGTGCGTCTCTTACACTATAATACGAGGACGTTGTAAAATATCCTGGGTTTAAGAAGTTAGAAGAAGAAGTGAACTGTCTTGTAGGGTATTTATCCCTTACATGGACTTTAATATGTGCTTCTTCATTTTGATTATATTTTTCTTTATTTTTATAAAGAGAAACACTTAATTCCCCACTTTGTTTAGATGATGATTGGTAATTATGAGTACTATCATCCCATTTAAAGGCTAATCTTGGAGGATATATTGTATGAGTATTAGATGAGAAATATTTCATTTCACCAAAACTGGTAACAGTGGATGTTTCTATTGAATCTGGTTTTTTGATTATAAAACCATGATTATATACCCCTAACGGGTATGTTTGGTTTGAAAATAAACTTGCACTATGTTTTTGTACTATTTCCTTTACTTCTAAATTAGTATCCATCATATCCCCATCCAGAAACTGTTGAGTACCAAAAAATCCACTAGATGTATACCAACTACCTCCTCCTGCTGTTATTTGGGATGAGTTTATAGAACCTGTTGTGCCTGCTGCGAAATTAGTTGTTTGCCATTCTGTTCTGAAATTTGTGTCATCTGTATATTTCCAACTTGCACCGTTTGAGCCCGTTACTCCGTGTTTGATATCTAAATATCTTTCTGACCCTTGTTGCCATGATTCAGATACAGCATAACAATTTATATTAAGAACTGATGTTAAACTTTTATGTTCCGTAGACATTAATTGTAGAGCTACTGATGATTTTTCTATTAGGGGTTCATTAAAAGCAGAATGTCCTATAACATTTGATATTACGTCTTTAATTTCCTCATTTCTAAATTTTATAAGTATTCTTGAGGGGTAATATAATCCTGTTGTAGTTGATTTTTCTTTTGCTAATTCTAGGATTTCATCGTGTCCTGTATTAGCTGTAGTACGGTCGGGATGACTGTATAGGGTTGTGTCCTTTTCAGGATATATAAAATAATATGCCATGTTAGTATGTTGTTACTTTTCCTTTAATATCTGTGTTAGGGTATTTTAATTCAAAAATGCTAGGATCGAGTGAGGGGTATATTACTTTGTTTCTAGTTGCTGATGCAAAATCATATTTATATTGAGAATAACCTAAAGCCATATTACTTTTGTTGTCTAATTCTAGGTTTTCAACTGTTTGTACCCCCGTTACTCCTCCTATTAAATTTTCTATTTCAGACATTATAATAGGTTGATTTATCTGCCATCTATCTATATTGAAGTAGTTTTTTAATTCAGATATGCAATTTAATAGTACTTCTTGGTTGTTATAATTTTTAAAAGCCGTTATTTGAAAGTCTAATTTAAAATTAATAATAAATGCGTCTTTAATATTAATAGCGTCTGTTAGCATTCTGTGTTGTTCCAAATAGGTAGATAAGTTTGTCTTTGTTGCTGTATTTAAGGTTGTTAATTGTTTTTTTGCATTATATCCTAAAGTATATAAATTCAAAGCTAAAGGATTAGGTATACGATTTGGTTCTGTTGTTAGGGGTGATATTTGATCATCTTGCATTATATAAGCTTTAGCTACTCTACCAAATTTAGAAGGCATAGATAAAGTTCTAACTAAATAATCATTTTTGGTTACTGTTCTTTGTTGTGTAGAAAAATTGGCCATAGCGTTTAGTCTTAATTCTTCCGTTGTTTCCCCTGATCCTCCCCCCCTCGCTTTTTCTGAGTTTGTAGAGGCTACTGATGATTTAATAAATTTTAATAAACTAGGATTTAGATTAGGTTTGTTTTTTGAATATAAAGTTTCTACTTTAGTAATAGTATTAGAATTAACATTTGATTCTAATCCCCCTCCCGTTAAATACCTTACAGTTAGTAGAGTATTGGATGGTGCTCTTCCATATGCGCGAGTATATAAAAAATTTGAGGGATCATAAGCTGTGTTTAGTTTATTTCTTCCGTCTTTAATACCCAAACCAATATTATCTGGATTTGGGATAATTTCTTCATCTGCCTTGTCTGAGGTTCCTGATCCAAATTGGATTTCTAGTTCTCCTGTTGATTTAAAGCGAGATATAAATCTTCTTGGTACTTTTTTTAATTTTAAAAGATAAGGTGTTTGTTGATTAAAACCATGTAATTCAGGATCTTCTGCCCCTGTGTTTGTAGTTTCATCAAATATAGTATCCTGAGCTAAATAAGGTACTTCATGCCAATTATTTCCTTCTGTGTCTGTGATAGATTCTATCGATATTATGTTTTTATCAAATAAAGTTAATGTTTTAAATTGTTCAACTGATCCTATAGTGAATTCTTTGTTTTTTATTGTTCCTGATATAGCGTTCCCTTTTTTCTTTAAAAGAAAATATTCAGGATTATTTGAAATATCGTATTGATATATGCTTGTATCTGTGGGGTTAAAGCTAGATGAAAAATTAAAATCTATTGGTTCCGTTAGGTAGAATGTTGGGCCTTCTGTTGATTTAAAAACTGAATTTTTGCTTACTTCTAGGGCATATTCCCAATCAGGAGTGTAATTGCCCCCATTATTTGTTGCAGGTACTAATTGGTATACTTCTAGGGTTGTAGATGCTGCTGTTGTTGCTTTTGGTCTATAACCCATAGAATATGCTAAATTATATAGGTTTTCTTTCTCCTTTGCAGTGGCTAAGAAAGTTTCTTGTATTTGAGTATCAGTGTAGAAAGAGAGAACATCCCCTACATAAGACGCCATTTCCATAAACATCATTCCTGGATTTCCCTCACTAAAATCATTAAAATTATTTGGGAAGTATACTTCTGCAAATTCCATTAAGTTGTTTTTAAAAGAATTATAGTCTTTAGAAAGATATTTTACTTCTTTATCTTGTGTTTTATTTGATACTTTGTTGTAAGCCATTATTTAAAATTTAATTGTATTGTATCTTCAGATTGATCAAGATTGAACATGTAAGTTATTGATATATAGAGTAGGTTTTCATCCTCTATAAATTGGACATCAGTATTTGTTAATTGTATTTCGGGAATATAAAATTCTATTTGTTGGGATATGGTTTCGTCAAGTTCCTCTTCGTCTACGTGCTGTTCAAATAGTAGGTTTTTTAGCCCCACACCATAGTTAGGGTGATTTATTCTTTCACCTTGATCAGTTAAAAGAAGGTTAAGTAAATTGGTTTTTATTTGATCTTTAACTGTTTTCGTTCCTTCAAAAAGATTGACTTCATCTATAGGGAAAGCCATCCCAATAGTAACGTTACTATTAATGCTTAAAGGGTGTATTCTTCTTTTTATAGGGATTGGCATGGTTATTTTCCTTTTTTCTTATTAATTGCTTTCATTAAACCACTATAATCTCTTGTTACTGCGTCTGCTACTTCTTTAGGCATACCATCAGTTGACATTGGTGTATCCATAGATGGTTTTCCACTTTCTAAATTAGTATCTCCTTGTGCTGTTTCATTTAAAAGGTCATTTAGTGCTGAATTTTGGGAGAATGCTCTCTTTTGGAAAGGTTTTTTACCCATGATTTTTTCTTTTAAAGAAGTTTTAGATTCCCCCGATACTGGTGTATTTGGTACTTCAACAAGTCTTTCAGTGTGTTCTGTGATTGTTGGTTTAAGTTCGTTGCGTAAATCTTCTCTTAGAGATTTAAGTTCTCTACCTAAAGCGTAGTCGATTTCTTCTCTTACTACTTTTCTAATGAGGTTTTCGAATGTTTTTGCTTTCATTTTGTTTGTTGTTTATTATAAATATAAATTTTTTAGACTTTATAACGTTTATATCCAATCATTTGGAAATTAGCATTATATAGTCTTTCAATTACTTCTTCTTTTCCATCTGATCTTAATTCATCTATAAAGGCATGATATTCATCTGAATAAGGGTTTGTATAATCAAAAGGATTTTCTCCTAATTCTGCTGCTTTATTTGGGTCTATTTGGAGGATTTCATTTTCATCTAATATTTCCGCTAATTTTGATGGAAGTTGGTTTTCATTTATATCACCACCACCACCACTATCTGAGGGGTCTTCTGGGCTAGCAGCACATCCTTGAATTAGTTTTAACATAATTAGTTCTAACATTCCTATTAAGAACATAATCTCAGCTAATAGTTTTGCTACTAAAGTTAATAAGGGTTTTAATACATCTACTATTTCGTATGCCTTACTCATATATTTACCTAATGATTTTCCTATACCTTTTATGAGATTATTCAGATTACATATAAATTCTGCTGCTGCTAATATTTTCATTCTTAATCCACTAACTAACCCAGAGGTTCTTTTAAGAGATCCTAATATATTAACTACTATTGTTGCTACTTTTATTACTATATCTAAAACAATTACTATTTTTGCTGCTACTGCTAATATTTTTTTGATTTTAGGGATTATTCCATCTATTATACCTTTTATTTTGTTGTAAATGGCATTTAGTTTTTTACTAATTCCCTCTATTATATTTTTAGCTTTATCCAATATAGATCTAAATTTCTCATAAAGTAGTTTTATTAAATCTTGAGCTATCTTATCACATCTATGTTCCATTAATAATTTTAAAGCATATGCAAGAAGTAATTCTTTTAACTCTTCCCTAGTAGGAATCATATTTTTAACTCTTTCATACTGTTCGTTAAGCATTTCCCATATTTTGTCTTCTGCCTCACTTAATATTCTGTCTATCTTTTGCTCTATCATAAGCAGTATAGAAGGTCCTATTTTTATTTTACATCCCATTTTATATTATTTTATATTGTTCTTACGTTTTTGCTTTTTACGTCTTTGATTTTTTTTATTAAAGATTTAATTTTTGCTCTTCTTGTTGCTACCATTCCTTCATTACCTGGGCTAGATACCCCTCCTGGAAATGTAAATTTTACTACAATGTCTGTAATTAAATCATCAACCATCTTCAGGATGGATGTTAGTAGGTCTCCTGTTTTATCTCCTAATAGTACTGGTTCTGTGGCTAAGTCCCCATCTGAAGTTAGTCCTAAATATATTTTAGGGGCATTTACTACAAATTTATTGCCTTCTCCTCTTGAGGTATCAAAATGGAAACTCCCATTAGTACTAAATCCTATTGCTTTATCTGAAAATAAAAGAATAGAATCTTTTTTGGCATTAAATAATAATCTATCTGAATTTATTATTACTTGTTTTCCTTGATAATTTCCTGGGGTGTCTGGTTTATAACTCATAATTATGCTGATGTTTTATTGGTTAAATTATATACATATTGAGCTGTATTTTGGTAAGTGGTCCCATAAAAAGAGGAGAAATTGGATAGGGTCTCATCTGTATACTGGGAGTAGTCTTTTATTATATCTGCGTAGTCTTTTAATTTCTTTTTATCAGACATTGATAATTGGTGTATGTGGGTTTTATATATGTTTTTATCAGGTATTCCTATTAACTCACAATATTTAACATTATCCCATGTAGGGCATGATTTACCATATCCTTTTTTTATTGTTATTTGATTGTGACCAAATATTTTTATATCAGGAAAAGCTTTTATGAAATAACGGCATAAATTTTCTATAGCGTAGGCTTGTGCTTGGGTTATATTGGGGTTATTAGTTTTACCAGGAGATAAGTTAGGTTTTGATAATGTTGTTTTATTAGTTCCAATCCATGATATATTTATTGTCTTTGAATTAGGTGCAAGTAATCCATTAATTCTAGTGCTTGTATATCCATTCCCCCCTATCCCATAAGAATGCCCTTTTTTAATCAAATCTACATTATAATTACACCCTCCTTCATCATCTATTGATATATTATACCCATGTCTTGACCATCCACCTGTTTTGCTCGGAGCAAAATAAGCAAAGTAATTGGAAAGTCCTATATTATCTTGGAAATCAGTTGCTGTTACATGAATACATAGGTTTTCTATTTTAGATAATTTTGAAGAATTTACCCCATCAGATTTTAATTTAGATATTAATTCAGATACAGGGTAAGGGTCTATTATCATTACATCCCCTCTATGTGGGGATATGTGTATGGGGTAGTCTATTTTTCCATCTTTCCATTCATTATATGCGGTGGTTGTTTGTTCTTTATTTTTGCAAATAGTAGGTGTTCCCCCCTCTCCCCTAACAAATTCACCCTCCTGGGGGTTTTCAATTGTATTGGATTCAGTTTGTTTTTCTTCTTCACTTAATTCAGTACCTGATACTTCTATGTCTTCCGTTGACATTATATATTCTCCTGTTTCTATATTCTCAGTATATTCATCAAAAGGATTGATTTCTGTTTCTTCTTCGTCATCTTTTTCAGGTTCAATTACAGGAGTATCTACTATAGTCTCGGGGATTATTACTACTTCTTCATCATCATCATCAACCTTTGGTGGTACATTGGTTGGTTCTATTATTTCTGGGGAATCTATTATTTGTTTAAAAGTGTTAGTAGTTTTTAAGTTAGCGCCAAATGATTGATTATTTAAAGATGCAGGGGTGAATCCTGTTATTTGTTGGTTTGAAGTCATGTAAATGGCAGAACTATCTTCATTTGAGTTTTCTGTTGTGGGTATCCATCCTTCACTATCTTCTTCTATTTTTTGTCCATTCCTGATAATAGTAATAGGGTCTCCTGTTTCTCCTGTTTTGCTCCATTGGTTTTGGTTTTTTTCTGGTATACTATCCCCTCTATTAGTTGAACCAAATCTTATAGAATTACCAAATCTTCCCTCTAAAATCATATCCCCCTCATAAGGTAGTAATGGTTTTATATTTAATTCTTCTTTGAAATATTTTCCTAAATTTATATCAGTGCTACCGTCTGTGACTTTTCTTGTTATTCCATTATCCCTTTTTTGGTAATCATTAGAAGTGGGTTCATCTTCTAATGCTTTAGATGTGGGTAAAGCATTGTGGTGAGGATGATTCCAAATATTTATTTGAGATAAGTAATAAAATGATTTACTTGATTTTTTATCATATATGCCTTTATCATTAGCTGATAAAATTAATACTACTTCATTTATTAAAGGGTAATCTTTTATATATGAAAATAGAGGTTTAGCATGATCTGATGAATTTTTATTTTGATAATGATCATTTTTGTCTAGTATAGAAAAGAAAATAGTCCCTATAGCATCATATTCTCCAAGTTCCTTAGCCTTAGGGTGATTTATATCTAAGATGACATCTAAGACTCTCGCCGCCACCAAACCTGAGGTGTTTGAATTATTATTATTTCTATTTTTTCTATTTTTTAATATCCCCATTATTTATTCTTAATTAAACCTGAGTTTGATTTCGTTTTTCTTCTAAATATGCAAAAAATTCATTAGAGTCAGTATGTATATTGAAATCTTGGGCCATTTCAAATTCTGTTACCCCATGTGTTCTGCCTTCAAAATGTTGTTCGTTTGTATATCTCCATTCTATATCTTTTCTCCCAAAAAAGGACTTTACATCATCTATTAAGTCTCTAGATAAACCACCATATCCATGTTTTTCAAAATCAGCTTTATGAGAAACTTCCGCCCATACACTATCTAATTGTATATGTCTTGCATATCTTATATGATAATCTTCTGTTTGTTCTTTCCACCAGGTTTCATCCTTATTTTCTTCCCAATATTTCTTGCTTCTTTTTATTAAGACCTCTAAAGTAGGAATATGGATACTGTTATTTACAGGGTTATAGTGGGGCCTTATATCTCCTCTTATACCCGTTGGGCTTCCCATAAATTTCATGTACCAAGCGTTATTATGCATTACTTTTACATCATAAAAATCCATAATTTCTAGTAATTTATCTGGAGTTATATAATGAATATTCTCAAATGTATCATCCATACCTGGATAAAAATATTTCCATTCTTCATCTCCAAATAATTTTAGGACAAATTCCTTTCTCTTAAGATCTCTACCTTTTCTTTCAGTTTCGGGAAGTTCTTCTGAATCTGTAGATGCTACAGGAGTTCCATCACAATTTAATATTGTTATTGTATATGTGGATATATTTTCTTCACGTCTTTTTGTCCATTTACTACTTCTATCAATTGAATAATTTACATCTGCCCTGAGAGTATATTTCCCCCCTTCAGGAAATCCATTATCTGAGAGAGCTCTATTAAGTTTAATTTTAGCCCTAAATTGGGCTTGAGTTGTTGATGAGTTATATGTGGGTCCACTTCCTTCACCTGTAAAGCTTTGACCTTGAAGGGCCTTCATAGCTGGGGGGAATAGTTTATTATTATTACACATCCCTTCTTCTTCAATAATTTCTTCTTCAATAACTTCTTCTTCAATAATTTCTTCTTCAGTAGGAATGATATATTTTTGTGGTTCTGTTAAATTGGCACCAAATGATTGCTGGTTTAAAGATGCGGGAGAAAATCCAGTTATTTGTTGGTTGTGGGTTAAATATATAGATGTGTGGTCTTCGTATGTATTTTCTGTTGTTGGTTTCCACCCTTCATCGTTTATACCTGTGTTGTGTCCATTTCTGATAATAGTAATGGGGTCTCCTTCATCCCCCACCCTACTCCATTGGTTTTTATTTTTATTAGTTGAACCAAATCTTATAGAATTACCAAATCTTCCCTCAAATATTCTGTCTCCCTCATAAGATAATAATGGTTTTATATTTAATTGTTCTTTAAAATATCTCCCCAACACAATATCTGTTCCCTCATCTGTGACTTTTCTTGTTATTCCATTATCCCTTTTTTGGTAATCATTAGAAGTGGGTTCATCTTCTAATGCTTTGGAGGTTGGTAAAGCATTGTGGTGGGGATGGTTCCAAAGGTTTATTTGTGGTAAGTAATAAAATGATTTACTTGATTTTTTACCATATATGCCTTTATCATTAGCTGATAAAATTAATACTACTTCATTTATTAAAGGATAGTATTTTAAGTGAGAAAATAATGGTTTAGCATGATCTGATGAGTTTTTATTTTGATAGTGATCATTTTTATCTAATATAGAAAAGAAAATAGTCCCTATAGCATCATATTCTCCATGTTCTTTGGCTTTGGGGTGATTTATATCTAAGATGACATCTAAGACTCTCGCAGATGTTAAGGTGTGGTTACTTTTTAGAGAATTGGAATCCTCTGTGGTGATATTTTTTTCTTTGATAACAGGCATTTATTCCTCTATTTCTTCTTCTGTGGGTGCTTCTATTTGTTTTGGTTCTTCAACTGTTTTAGCTATTTCTTCTGCTAGTCCTTGAAGTTGTTCCATTTCGGCATCTGTTAATAATCCACCATCCCCCGAACTAGCAGATGATGTTGATAAACGTTGAACAATAGCCGCCATTTTTATTAATTGGTCGTCATTTTTGACACTTATTTCTAAATATTCCTTAATAAGAGGAACTATAACGGTAGCGTCTCCTAAAGATTGGACTAAAGGTCTCAACTCTGCTATTAAAGCTGCGAGTTGTTTTGCTTTTTTTGTTTGATTGTTATGAATTTCTTTAAGAATGTCTGAGAAAGTCTTATCATCAAATAATATTTGATTTAATGGGTCCATATTGTTTTGTTATAAATATGGAAAGCTTAGACTCTTATATACCCTGTTTTATCGAATTCGGCATATAAATCTTTATATAGGACTTTGAGTTTTTTGGTTACCTTAGTAATTACGGGGGTATCCACTTCTGTCATTTCACGAATATAAATGTATAGTGCTTTTTTGTTGAAGATTTCTAGGTTTTCTCTTCGTTTAAATAGAATGTTAATTGCGTCACATACTTTACGATCCTTTTCTTTCTTAAACATTGTAAACATATGTTTATCTATATATTCTGTGAAAAAATCAATAAAATCCTTTATTTCTTGTTTACGACCATCCCTACCTAATTGATGTAAAACGTTATCATCTTCGTCTGCTTTTAAAACATCCACAGTAGCTTTCATTTTCTTATAATTGTTATTATTATATAAGATGAGGTAATTTTTACCCACAATCGAAAAATAACTGAATGCTTTTGAACCTCTTTCGGGTTTAAAGTAATCTAGTTTTTCTAATAAAAAACATATAACCTCGTGTTTAAGGTCTTCAAGTGAATCTACTTCTGTATAGTAGAATTTGAATGTATGTATTAAATTTTCCGCTAGTTTATAGAATGGATACCATATTCTATCTTTGAATATCTTATCTCTATCATCTTGGTTGGATGAAGCTAAGTATTCAGCTATTGCTGCGTCTGTGTCTTCTGTGAAATATCTTTTTTTGGTTCTCTTACGGCCTCTTTTTTTAGGTTGACCTTCTTTCGGGGGCTCAAGAGAACCAGTGTTAACTGGTTCTTTTGGTATAAAATTTGTCATTAAGATTTATTTGAGTGTGAATTCATTTAGTGATTCTTGTATTTCTTTAACTGATTTAAAAAACCACCCAATCTGATCATCTGATTCGAACCATCCTTTAGCGTCAATTTCTTTTAATTTCGTATCACAAGCTGTAATAGCGTCGCTTTGTGTTTCAATAAAATCCATTAACCTTTCATTTTTGATTAGTAAATTTCTAATTATAAAAATAGAAACTACAATAATTACAGTTAATGTTATGCTAAGTGTTAAAATCATGATTAGTCTTTAAAAAATGAATCTATAACATCTAATGTTGCTGATGCTAGTTTTGGGTTATTTGCTGTGTTGACTTTTTTTGCTGTTCTGAGTGCTTTATCACCTTTTGAAGCGTTAGCAGGTTTGGTTGATTTGGTTGTTGACTTTGGGTTAGCGGCATTATCCCATAACTCAAATTCAATTTGAGCAGCCATATGATCTGCTTGGTGCATTAATAAAGGTAAGTGTGTTCTTAATCTTGTTTCCTTTTGACCAGACATAAAGTAAAACTTATTTGATTCATCATATAAACCATCATGGATTTTAATTGTAATAAACTCGTTTTGAGTTACTTTACAACCAATTTCTTGAAGTAGAAATAATGAACGTTCCGGTATTTTCATTGCTGGGATGTCAGTATTGAATTTATAGATTTGACCTAATTTATCAATATGCCATTGTGAGTCGTTTGGAGTATAGTACTCGCCTTCTTGTTGACCCATCTTGCCTAAATCATGGAATAAAGCTGCGAAATGCATTTCTTCAATTGTATATGTGGATATATCACCACCCATGTCTGTCCACGTTTCATATAATTTATTAGCACAATCAAAGACACGCAAAACATGGTCAGTATAACCACCTGCAAATGCTGAATGATGCCAATTTTTACTTGAAGCAGGCATCATCATCATTCTTTCTTTATATTTATCTAAGAATGGTAATAGTATGTCTGTTCGTTCTTTTGAGAAAGATGATTCTATTACATTTATATAACGGTTCCAATTTGTTTGGATTTGTTCTGCTGATAACATATTATATAATTCCTGTTGGTGATGTACCTCTAGCTCCTAAAGCGCCTGTAGATGATAGAGTTATCATGTTTTGTAATTCTTCGTATCTTTCTTTTAACTCATTATCCATAAAATTAATTGCATCTTCATTGTGACCTTTTTTGATAAATCCGTTTAATCTAGCTAATGATTGATCTAATCTTTCCATAGCCATTGTAATTTGTTTTTCGTATTTCATAACTTTTATTTTGTTAATTGTTGTATTATAATAATTTATTTTGGGGTATCCAAGTATTTCTCATAGACTTTATTACACCATTCCATGTTTTCTTTAATCATGGCTTTTCTTTCATCGTCCATTGTAAAAAAATCGGTGGTTTCTATTAAAAGACCAAAAGCCCGTATACGGGTAAATTCATCTTTAGTTCCGTGTTCTGTAATAATTGTTTTGAGTAATTGGTGGGATTGAAGGTATTCTTCCTTCTTTAATTCTGCTGCTGATTTTTGTTCTGCTAATTCGTGTTCTGCCTCATTATCATCAAAAAATGACATTATATTAGAGGATGAACGATGGATACCTTTTAATGTATCCATTTTTTCCATTCGTTTAAGTGCCTTATCTATATTATGTGGATCGTATTTTTCCATGGTTCGCGGACCGGTGTTCTCTTTTACCTATAAACCCCTACAGTTGTAGGATAATACTATTATCTGGGGTAACCAAGTTTTTTTATTAAGA